CTCAGGCTTGATAAAGCACTTCAGGATTGCACAGATGCGAAAGCCCCACACCATCGCCTTAGCAAGGGAGAGTATTTGGGCAGCGGTTGTTTGCTTTTCGACTATCGTCTCGACCCCATAAGGTTCAAGGATCATCTCACCGATTACACAGTCCGCAAAGTCTTTCATACATTGCGTGACAAAAGGGCTGGGCTTTGGCTCCGGCTTCTTCAGGTCGTTAATACGGCCCTTCACACACTGACGTTCCGAGGAAGCAGTGTTAGCGGGAGCGAATGCCTCATGGACAAGGGGGCTCATAAAGGCTTGCAGCTTCGCTTTAGCCTCTTGGTCATATGTCTGCGGTTCGTACTGGTAAACCCGCACAGCCTGCGAAACAGGGTATACGGTTGGCACCAAATGAGGCGCTCCAGCACGGTAAAACTCAGTCAACACGGCCGCAGCAGCTCGGTCGGACTTCTCAAGCCATGAAGCCGTTGTAGGCAACATTAGATTGGTAGTCCCCAGCCGGGCAACTGTCGCAATGGCATCTTCAACATCGGCGTCAACAGTGGCGCAGAGGTGGGTGCCAGGGCGGGCGGTGGAGTATAAGGTTCCTTCTTTAGTGTGTACGCGAAAACGCACAAACTTACTACCATCATTCATGGTAACTATCGGATTGAATCTCTCCAGAGTTTTAAACTGCAAAAATAGACAGGCTAGCATTGCTGCCGGCCCCCAGAACTGTCGGATCGGGGCGAGGAGGATTAGCTGGCGGCTAAACCCTACCTGTTTCCGTTCGATGGCATAAGTCACGGCCTTAATTGGAAGGCCGAACAGAGTTTCAACAGCCATGAGCGAATCGCCGGCGTAGTCCCACAAGCTATGCGTGTAGGTACCACCACCAGCAACAATAGTGCACATGGTCCCGTCAGCCTCAAAATAGAAGCTAGTATCGTCAGTTGACGTTCCTGCAGCACGTTCGGGTACTACAGTATACAAAACGGTTGGTTTCGATCTGCTCGCCAGCAGAGCTGGCATGTCGATATAATAATCAACATCACAAATGTATTCGACATCATCATCCGCAGGAGCATCATTTCTGACCTCCACGTTCGTGTCCTTGGCCCAGTACCACTGTCTCGAACCGCGCATGTTCTTCCGTTGGTCGGACTTCGACATCTCCAGGGAGAATACGTCCGAACCTCCGTTAACCGCCATTTCGCGGACAAAGTTCGTAGCGCTGGTCCTCAATGAGGCAGCAGTTGCATGGGTGTGCCCCTCCACGGGTTTTGGTGGGGCAAGCATGGTCGCCGAGAACAAATCACGAGACAAGTCGGACACAATGGCCGGCTCGCTCGAGAAGTACTCGACAAAGGTTGATACCGCATTGCGGACATCTTCCTTCTTCACTATAATTGCAATGGCAATCCCACAGAGGGCTGCAGCAGTGCACATCTTAATCTTGATGCTCATTGTAGCGGGGCTCAGGCTGATAAGGCGGAGCGTTCTTACGAG